TATGCTTTCCCGTAGAAGCTATGGTTTTCTTTACCATTATAATGTACGCTTTGGTAAAGAACACAGGCAGAGTTCCATCTAGGCGACTTTTGCATGAATTGGCAAAAGACGTCGCCGTGTACGGTGATGATATTATCGTACCCAGTTCGATGGCACCCGTTGTTATGGAAACACTTGAAGACTTCGGTCTAAAGGTCAACCATAACAAATCGTTCCATACAGGACCCTTTAGGGAATCCTGTGGTGGCGACTACTACAAAGGCGTCGACGTGACGCCTGCGTATGTTCGCCATTGGGACGACACGGGCACTCTGTCCAAACCGTCTCATAAGGTGGCATACGTTGCCCTATCCAATACATTTTACATGAAAGGATTATGGCATGCTTGCCAATACTTACGAGATGGGCTTGACGCAAAGTTCCGGAAACGCTTACCTCTCTCACAACACCCCATTGGGGTGCTCCATTATAGCTCGTTTATCCGCAGTACAAACTTGCACTGGGATAACAAACTATGTGGATACCGTGTTAAAGGAAATCGAATCAGAACTAGCGTTGAGTTCGACTCCCCCTCTGACGTATCTGGATTTCTTGGACTTGCTTTTGGGTCTCGATTATTTCGTGACTCAATCGCCGAATTCAAGAATACAGTATGCGAAAAAAGGTATACGGACCTGTTTACAGCTCCTTCGCGGATCACGGCCTCCATTTGTGAAAATGGTGGACATGAGCCTACGAGCGGATATGATGACAGATACGTATATCCCAATTCGCCGCCAGCTGGGTGTGAAGAGTCCCTTCTACCGGATGAAGGGGGTCGATCAGACCAAAATAGTGCTTCGACGCATGCAAGTGCGTCTTACGCTAATTTGTCCGAAGACCCCTCATCTTCCGGTGAACAACCTAAGGTTCGCCAAGGAATATTTCTTGGTTCCCGATGGTTGTTCCGGGATTCATCACCCACGGATCACCTTGCGGTGATACGCGGTGGGTCGTTATACACGAGTGATAGGCCCCACGCCCTAAGTCTAAAGCGTGGATGGACCGCATCACAAGCG